ATCTACGTCGGTCTCGGTGGCACGCCCAAGGACCATTTGGTCGGACAAACCAAGAGACCTTAACGCTTTTTGCGTTTCTAGCCACTTGTTGTCTGGCTTGTTTTTTCCGCCACCGTCTACAGCCCCAGCAGCACGGCCAGCACGAGGAGTCGCAGGACGCTCGAAAGGTGTGTTGTCCTGCACCATCCCATCACTATTGCCGTCGTAGGCGTTGGGATCAAAACGTTCGCCTCGTCCCCCGCGACCCCTTCGGCCACCTCGCCCGCCTCGGCCTCCGCCAGCGCCGGGAAGCAGGCGACGCAAGCCTCGACCTATACCTTTGGTTTCTACAGCGTCGAACATTTCCTTAATTTGAATATCCACAAACGAATCAATGGCCCTGTCCAATGCTTTCGCAGCAGCCTCCGACTCAACCCCATTGATGTGCACCCCATCCTCGGCGACCACGGCGTCCAAGCCGTAGTAGTCAATAACGGGGTCAAGGGTTTCCCGCAAGTCAAACAACGACTCGGTAGGTGCCGACACGATTACTGCGGCACCCTTGCTTTGCATCGTGGGGGCTTGGTTGCCGAGAACCTGAGTGAGCAGCCGCACCGCTTCGGCAATCCGCTCAGCATTACGGACATTCAACGCTCGACCAACCTTTTCCCCCAGCCCGTCAACACCGCCATCCGCAGACTTGTACGGTGAGGACGAATCTTTGCCGGAACACCCGCAACCGCAGCCGCCGGGCTTGTCGGCATAGCCATCCGGCTTCACCCAATCGTGCTCAATCTCCATCTCGTTTTGATCGTCGCCGACGTGCATCCAGTTCTTCTCCTCCGAAAGATAGGAGGCAAACTCTTTTTCCTCCATTAGAAACTCATTAAGAACGCGATTGGCATACTTGACATCGTCATCGGTCACGTCCCCGTAGCCGTCGTCAGATTCCTGCCAGTCCATGCCCTTCTTGTCGTCGCCCATGCGGCGCAGGCGAGCACTAAACTCCCGATCGCTCCACAGCGACCCATTCCGCACCCCACGCAACTTGCGACGACAGTTCTTCATACCCGGGTGGTGGCAGCCCTCGTTCGGCCACAAGCCGGTGGTCTCGTGGTGAAGCCACGCGCAGATGTTCTGCAACGGGTACAACTCGGGGTGGTCGGCGAGAATGACAAGGCAGCGACGGAACCCGCCGGGCTTTTTCATAATTGGTCGCCAGTACCGAAGTAGTCGTTCGAGGTTGCCGCGTCGTGGACCGTAGCCTCGCAGAATGTCGCCCGTAATGGCCTCTTGGGGAATTCCGGCCCGAGGGTCAGCCTTTACGTCCATGTCGCTATCCGCACTCTTTTCCAAAGAGGCTCTTGCTACCTGATTGCTTGCCCACTGATATGCCCGCATTTTCTGCAATCTTTTACGCATCTCGGCAGGCGTCTCGGCAAGGGCTTCGGGATCATCAAACCCGCCGTAGGAAAACACGACACCACCATCACGATGACGGACAACGCCTGATCCGTCCTCCTCAACTGTCGTGGTGTGCCCGTCGCTGTCGTTAAATTTCCATGATCTGGGAACATTTGCGTCTCGACCAAGTGAGGCTTTTCTCTGCGCCCGAGTCAGAATATCTTCGTATCCCGCACCACCAAGTTCGCGATTCCACCGCTCAGTATGAGCCTTCCTGAGGGCCGCTTCACGGGCCTGCTTTGCCTTGGAGCGTAGATTTTTTGGGACGTTGGAATACACCTTGCTTGGCGCTTCTTCCCAGTTGCCGACTGAATACTCCTTGCCGTTAGAATCTTGAATGATGCCGCTGCCATCTTCATGGAAAAAACTTTTTTCACCATTCTTCCATCTGGCCCGGTGATAACTAGCCTTGGAGTTTGAGGTGGCCCGGTTTGCTGCAGGGCGAGACTCTTGCTGGGGGCGCTTTTTAGGGGCGGGTCTTTCGTCGGGGGTGCCATCAAAAATAACCCCGTCGCCGTCACGGTCAATTTCGCTTTGTCCTTCACGCGAGCGTCCACCGCCGATAGTTGCACCAAGGCTTTTTTCCGCATCGCCGGAATACGCTTGTCCACCGCCGCCCTCCATTGGAACGTAAACGGTTTCGGCTCTTACACGTTCTGGCTTGCCGATCATGACCTCGCCGCGCTCGGCATGCCATGAGGACCGCATCGTCGAGACGTTGTCGGGGTCGGCCTCATCCATGACATCGAAAATGACGGTGTTTGCTGTCATGGTTCGGATCTTCACAGGAGCACGCAATTCATTGGCCAGCGCTCGTGCGAGTACGGCACGACGCCCCATAGCCGAATTGGTGGGCGCTTCGTCAGGGTTGCCGGCAATTCGGTCCAGTTCCTCTCGGGGGTCGTCATCAGACGAGTGTTCCTCGTCGGCGGCGTAGCCGCGCAGGCGCCGCCACATCCCCATCAGTTCTTCGCGCCGGTCGTCACGATCGCCATCGTGATCCCAGCCGTAACCCTTCTCTTCTCGATCTGCGGCAATGGCTTCCCGCACGACGTCCTTCATGTGGCCCTCGCCGCGACTCCCAACGGCAAGCCACTTGATCTGAGCGATGACTCCGGGGAGGCGGAAGTCCTTCAGGTGACGGGCAATCCACGCCTCCCGCAACTCCAACGCTCGGATCTGATCTTCGGTCTTGGCGACGCCACCCTGCTCGGCGATGCGGGTCAGGATCGTGTATTGGTCGTCGCCCTTGATGTTCCCACCCTTATCCCAAATGTCAGGGTGCTCGTTCTTCACCATTTCGGCAAACTGTCGATCAAACATCGGCCACTTTGACTTCTTGAAAGAAGTGACGCGCTCGTCGTCCTGCTTGTCGGACTTAATCGAGATCGTGGCGGTCAATTGGTTGGCGCCGTGAAGGACTGGGGAGACCTCGTAAAGTTCAACCTCTTTGAGGAGGTTGGCCTGTCGCGTGTTGTCATAAACGGCCTGAATGGTCTTGTAGCCAATAGACCACTCTTGGTCCGGACCAAAAAACAAGACGTTGGCAAAAGCCTCGCGACCGCGCTCGCTGCGAAGGTTGAACTGGACCTTGGCGAAAAGCCCGCCGATTCGGGCGGCCTTCATCTTGGCGGGAAGTCGGGGGTCGTCCGGACCGACCTCGTAAATCTGGAGAACGCGCCCGATGGGGTGGTTCCAGTCGTGGCCCCATACAACTCGAGGCTTGCGGCGTTTCAGGCTGCCGTCAAATGCGCCGGGGAGAACGATGTCGCCAACAGAGTCCTTGTTGCCAACACCTGCAACAAAGCATTCAACAATGCCTTCGGCCTCATCTACAGTCAACTGACCCGGAATGGCCTTGGTGGAAAAATCCGACATGTCTATCCTTTAGATCGGCGCCTCAACAGAATAGATCAGCCAAACCCGCCCCAAAGAAAGGTTTCAACAAACGCTTGATTTTAGTGAAATGGTTTTCATTAAACTGTCAAGAAAACCGGAGTCGGCATCGGCAATTGATTGTTAGCCCAATTGGCGCAGTGGGGTCGCCCGGAAAACGGAGACTGCCCCCCGCCACCTTAAATTCTTGGCCTAGTGGCACGGACTCGCCATGCAGCACGCGATGGGCTGAACGCACCCGATCATCCCGCCTACTGATCCAGCGTTTGCGAATTTCCCGCCCTTGAGATGCCCGCTGCGCAGCCAAAAAAGTGCCAGCGTTAAACGCAGTTTGCGCCTCATTCTCAGAAATGAGCCGGCGGCGACGGCCCAACAATTCAGCAAAAATTGCACCAAGTGCCAAGCGCAACACTCCGGCCCTGTCGTCATCCGGCTTTAAGGCAAGGGCAACTAGAACCGCCGCCAAAACTTCACCTCGGGTAGTTGAGTTTGCCTCCTGCATTCTTGCCATTTGACTGGCAACGTACTCTTTGACCGCTTGTTCGTCTAAGGGCTCTTTCTCTACTTCAGAAAGAGCCTTTTCCGAGGTTTGTGTCGCAATATCGGCTGCCTCTAAAACAATCGCAGAGACCACGGGGGCAAGGTCTTCCTCCAACTGCTTGTTCCACGTGGAAAGGTCAAAAATGGCGTCAACGGATAACTCGCCGTTGAGCAGCGCTCGGCGAGACTTCGCTCCCGACGCTTTTTCCAATACGACTCGTTGCTGTCGTTCGAATAGTCGCTCGAGCGAGCGGTCCATAATTTCAGTCCAGCGGTCTATTGCCCGTTCGCTTTTAACGTCCCATGCGTCGGGTTCGTCTTTGTCCTGCAGCATTTTGAACTGAATCGGAGCGTCAAGCGCTGCTTGTTGGGCGGGAGAGGGTTCGGCCGGCACTTCGGTCTCTTCGGCAACAGGTGCGGCAGTTCCTTCTGCGGCCGCAGGGCCAACCGCTGCCGCCTCCTCCGCGGGTGGCGGCGGAGCGCCAACCATGTCAACGGGCTGCTGCTCTGCGGGGTTAAAAGGCTTTTCAGTATTGCCGATTGGGGTGAGGTTTGGATTGGCCAACATGGCGTCCATCAACTCGGATTCAATCTTTTTGCGTCCGGTGCCCTCCCGATATTCGTTGCCCGAGATCAGCCCGTTGCCAAACTCGTCAAGCAAGTAGCGCTCCCGCTCCTGCTTGGCAATAATGAGGATTGGCACGTCCGAGGTGTCAAAATCAACGTAATAATCTTCGTCAAGTTCGTCAAGCGCCCGACCAAGAACCTCCAAATGGGGCTGCATGGTTTCCATCCAGAAAACCCGAATTTCTTCGGCGGCATTAGAAAATGTTCGTCCTGCTGCGTTGCCAATTACTGACTCGGGCACGCCAAACGCCGCAAGGATCTCTTCTTTGGTGATCTGCCGCATCTCCGTATAGGAAGCGTCACGGGGGCTTGCGGAGGTATCCACAAAGTCCACTCCATCGTCGGCGGCAATAACCGAGGTGGCGCCAGCGCGATTGATGTTTCCACGGAATCGGCTGCGAAGTTCCTCTTTGTCGTCTTCGTCCATCTCGCCGCGAATTACGAGTAGCCCACCCGGGCGCCCATCGTTGTAAAGGAAATTTCTGTTATACAACTTGGCGAGATTTTCAATCTCGATGGCAATTCCAGCCGTTTCCATGGGGGTAAGGGAAAGGTATGGATCCAGCGGGTGGGGGCGACGAATCCAAACGACGTCGTCGGGCCTAATAATCTTCTTGCCACCGTTAGGCAACGTAACCTCGAAGCCCGACACAAACTTTTTGGGGTCTGGGATGGGGGCAGTGTGTTGTGGGGGCAGCAAATGAAGGGCAATGAGTTTGCCGTCGCGACCACGAACCTTTTCAATAAAAACGCCGCGCGTGCTCATTAGCAGTTGACTTGACATGCGAAACCGGAAAACGAAAGAGTTCTCGCCTTCGTTGGCCTTCGTGTTCAATAGATTTAACAGATCACTATTTCGGCCCGAAACAATTTCGCCATCAGGAGAATTGTTTTTGCGCAATACGGCGGGAAGGCGCGCCTGATTGCCGGAAATGGCATCGATGCAGCGAAAAACCCAAGTGACTCGCTGCATGCCTTCCCGATACGCCCGCTCAATGTCCCACGAGTCGCGGTAAGCGCGCCCAGACGTTGACGGATTTATCGCTACTGGCGCTCCAAGCCCAAGAGCGGATTTGCTCTGCGAGGCGCTACCAAGGTCTTTAGTCTCTGCCTTATTCCATGGCATCAGTCAGATCCCAACAAGTAGGCGTACAGGCCACAAGTTAAGCCTAGTGTGATAAAGCCGGCCGGAAAGTAAATCGAAAAGGCGCCTACGGTGGTCGAAAGTACAAATACAACCATCAACATGTATGCGGCACCTTCGCGATTTAAGTATTTGCCGAACTTCATCTTGGCTCGGTTCCTGTCTTTTGTCGGATAGGGCACGCTAACACCGTAAGGTGGTGCAGGCACATAAATCTTACATTGAGTAAGGCGACAAGAATAGGTGATTCGCAATGACCGACTGGAACAAGGTACTTGAGTACCTGCAACCCAAAGAGTCGCCCTATTGCCCCGAGGTGGCTTCGTTAACCCAAAAAGTATTCCTTCGCACCTATGCCCTTGAGGCCCTTTTTGGTGGCGCTGCCGGCGGTGGCAAGTCATCGGCTTTGCTCATGGCGGCGCTCCAGTACGTTGACGTTCCCGGCTACTCCGCTATTCTTTTTCGTAAAACTTTTGCCGACTTATCGCTGCCCGGCGCCCTTATGGACCGTGCCCGAGAATGGTTCTCGCCGCACGACGAGATTCACTGGAACGCCAATCAATATGTGTTTACTTTTCCATCTGGGGCGCGCATTTCGTTCGGTTATCTGAACAACACCAACGACTACCTGCGCTACAAGGGCGCCGAGTTCCAATTCATCGGCATGGACGAAGTTACGGAAATCCGAGAGCAGGATTACCGCTATCTTTTCTCTCGGCTTCGGCGCCCCGCGTCCGGACCTCTTGCCAAAGTGCCTTTGCGGATGCGGGCGGCGTCAAACCCCGCCCCCAACTGGGTGCGTCAACGTTTTATTGTGGAGGGCAAAGCGCAGGAGCGAATCTTCGTACCTTCTAAATTGACAGACAATCCGGGCATCGACGCCGCCTCGTACAGGGCGGCACTTCAGGCATTGGATCCGGTTGAACGTCGACGTCTTGAATCGGGGGACTGGTGGGCAACGACGCTGGGAACAATGTTTTCCCGAGAATCGTTTGTTGTTGTGGACCCGATGGAAATGCCGCAAGTTACCTCTATGGCGCGAGCGGTGCGTTTTTGGGACCTCGCCGCCACGGAGCCATCGCACTCCAACCCCAATCCTGACTGGACAGTTGGGACCCTTATGGTCTTTGACCAAGGCATTGCCTATGTCCTTGATGTCCGAAAGGCTCGAGTTAAAGGCGAAAAGGTTGAAGCGCTTATCGCTCAAACTGCCGCCGAAGATGGTCATGCCGTGTCAATCCGCATGGAGCAGGAGCCCGGCTCATCGGGCAAAGCCCTTGCCGATCAATACGCTCGCTACGTCGTCCCCGGCTACGACTTCAGTGCCATTCGCTCCACCGGCGACAAAGTGACGCGAGCCCGCCCATTCGCAGCGGCCGTGGCGAACGGAAACGTTCGACTCGTGCGCGGGGCATGGCTGAGTGACTACCTTGATGAGTTCTCGTCATTTCC